TCGCTCTCGCCTCGTGACTTTACTAGGCTACGTCCAGGTGTATATTGTGGTAGCACCGAGTATAGCACACAGCTACTCATAGAGATCGTATCTAACGCGGTCGATGAGTGGAGCGTTGGACATGGTGATATAATTAATGTAGATTATCAAGATGATGGCTCTTGTAGAGTAGAAGATTTTGCCCAAGGCTTCCCTGTTAATGTAACAAGAGAAGATGGTGAAACAATCCTTCAGGCTTCTTTTGATGTACTTAATACTTCTGGTAAATTTAACGAAGATGGAGTTTATGAAGGTACAGCATTAGGTCTTAATGGTATTGGTTCAAAGCTTACTAACTTCTTGTCAAAAAGACTTGTGGTAAATACATATAGAGATGGAAAAGTAGAAAGAATCCTTTTTGTAGATGGTATCTTTAATAAAAGAGATGTAGGAAAGCAAGGGGATGCACATACTGGGACTATTGTAGAATGGACTCCAGATCCGCAATTCTTTACTCATCCGCAAATTGATGTGGATAGAATTAAAAAGCTATTCCATGTATTAACTTGCTTATGTAAGGGGTTAACCATTAACCTTACTCATAATGGCAAGGATAAAATTGTTTATCAATCGAAGAATGGTTTAAATGACCTTGTTGATGATATAACAAAAGATAAAGAGATAATTAATAATAGATTAAATATTAACTATGCGGAAGGTAAGAATAAACTTGACTTTGTATTAACATACACAACTAACTATTCACTGAACATGATTTCGTATGTTAACACTGGTGAAACTGACAGCGGTCCGCATATCACTCAGATAAAAGCATCAATTACTCGAGAGTTTAATAAGTTCTTTAAAGAAAAAGGATGGCTTAAAGAGAAAGATGCTAACCTCGATGGTTCAGATATCCAAGAAGGTATGCTTATAGCATTTAATATTACGGCGCCAGGCGTATCTTATGATGCACAAACTAAGTCAAGAATCGTAAAGCTAGATATGACTCCTTTTACTGGGGTTCTTTCAGAAAATATCCAGAGTTGGTTAGCTTATAATGAAAAAGATATTAAGATAATCTTTGATAAAGCAATGAGTGCTAGGAAGGCGCGGGAGGCAGCTAAGAAAGCTAGAGATGCAGCTCGTGAAATGAAGCCGAAAGATAAAAAGAAACAGCTTCTTAATATGCCAACAAAACTTGTTGATTGCTGGGGAAAGGATAGGTCTAAATGTGAGTTGCTTATCGCGGAAGGTGATTCTGCTGCATCTGGTCTTGTAGAAGCAAGAGATTCAGAAATTCATGCAGTATTTCCAATCCGAGGAAAAATTATCGCAGCTTATAAAAACTCAAGTGAGAAGATCTTCGCTAATCAGGAAGTAGTTAACTTGATTAAGGCTATTGGATTGGAGCTTAATCCTATCACAAAGAAACTTAATTATGACACAAAGAAACTTAGATATGGAAAAATTCTTCTTTGTGCAGATGCCGATCCCGATGGAGCTAGTATCAGAAATCTGTTACTTGAGATGTTCTGGTGGTTATGTCCAGAGTTGATTCTTAATGGGCATATATATACAACAATGCCACCTTTGTTTAGAATAACAACAAAGAAGAATGAATATATTTATTTAAAAGATGCGGCAGCTCTTGAACAGTACAAGGCTCAGCATCTTGGAGAAAAGTTCCAGATAAATAGAAATAAAGGACTTGGTGAGCAGGATTCAGATGAGCTTAATGAAGCATTACTCGATCCCGCTACAAGGAATATTGCTAAGATAACCGTGGAGAATCAGCAAACCGCCGCGGTATTAATAGAAACATTGCTCGGTCCAAGCGTTCCGCCTAGACGAGCTTACTTACTACAACATGCAGAGGAGGCAAATGATGTATTCTAAAGATAAAATATATCCTAAACTCCCTGGTGGTAGAGCTGATTATACGAATGAAACTTTTGGTCGATGGACTGCATTATATCCAGTAGATAAAGGAAAATATAAATATTATTGGCACTGTAAGTGTGAATGTGGTAACGAAAAAGATGTAATAACCTCTTCTTTAACGGGAGGTAAATCAACTAGCTGTGGATGCTATCGTAAAGAAATATGCCATGAAAAAGTTATTGATATAACTAATCAACGTTTTGGCATGTTAACTGCAATTAAACAGATTCCAAAAGAAGAGCATAATGATAACACAGGAGAAGCAGTTTGGGAGTGTAAATGCGATTGCGGAAAAATCACCCATTTTAGAAGTAGTGATTTAAGAAATAATAAAGTTATGAGTTGTGGATGTATTAAATCTAAGGGTGAATATAAAATAGTTTCCATATTAGAAGAAAATAATATTGAATATATACAGCACCATACTTTTTCAGATTGTTTGTACCATGAAAAAGAAAATGAAAGAGGTGCAGAATTTGATTTTTATATTCATCATAACAATGAATGGTATTTAATTGAATATGATGGACTCCAGCATTTTACTGATAAGAGTGAAGCAGGGTGGAATAATAAAGCTAACTTAACTAACACACAAAGACATGATGAAAAAAAGAATCAATATTGTAAAGAAAAAAATATTTCTTTAATTAGAATACCTTATACTGAATATGATAATTTATCACTTAAAGAACTATTATTAGAAACTTCAAAATTTATTTATTATAAGGCGGTAAAAGATGGTGCAAATTAAAAATATAGATTTAACAGAAGAATTAGGTCAGAATTTCCTTGATTTTTCTCAAGAAGCAAATATTAATAGAGCATTTGCCGATGCACGAGACGGGTTAAAACCAGGTCAGAGAGCTTGCTTATGGGAAATGTTTACCAAGGGATATTTGAGTAATAAACCTCATGTTAAATCAGCAAAAATCTCTGGTGGAGTTATTGCAAGCTGGTGGCCACACGGTGATACTGCAATATATGAAACTTTTGCTAGAATGTCTCAGTCATGGATTAATAATATTCCAGAAGTAGACTGGCATGGAGCTAATGGGTCTATTCAGATTAGTGGAGAACCTGCGGCAAGTCGTTACACCGAAGCCCGCCTTGCAAAAGTAACAGAAGAAGGAATGTTATCTGGTATTAAGAAACATAATGTTCCTATGATTAAGAACTTTAGTGATGATGAAGAATGGCCCCAAGTATTTCCAGCTATTCTCCCTAGGTTGATGATTAATGGATGTCAGGGAATTGGTTCAACTATAGCTAATGTATGGTTGCCACATAGTTTGTCTGATATTGCAAGGGTTATAAATAATTATCTTTCAATAGGAGAGATAGATTATACAGATATAGCTCCGAACTTCCCAACAGGAGGAATAATCATCAACAAGAATGACTTACCTATTATCTATAAGACGGGTAAAGGTAAAGTTGTACTTAGAGGAAAAGCAGAAATAAAAGGGAAAAATATTTTAATAACTGAAATTCCTTATCAAGTATACGTAGAACCTTTTATAACTCAGATAAAGGAATTAATTGAAAAAGATGAATTAACAGGTATTTCAAATATTCTCAACAAGAGTGATAAGAAAAAACTCTTAATCGAGATTGAATGTGAAGAGCCTCCCGCATCTGTATTAACTCAATTATATAGAAAAACAAATCTTCAAAAATCATACTCTGCTAATCAGTATGCTCTTGTTGGTAAGACACCAGAATTGTTAACTTTAAAACAATATCTTGATATTTACCTTCAGCATAATTATGATTGCATCAAGAGAGAATATGAATTTGATCTGAATAAAGCAAAAGATAGACTAGAAATAGTAATTGGTCTTATCAAGGCATTAGAAGATATAGACAATATAATCGCATTGATTAAGACTAGTGAAAGTGCATCTGCTGCAACTGTTAATCTCATTAAAAAGTATCAGTTCTCAGAGCGGCAGGCGAAAGCTATTGTAGATATGAAGCTCGGTAGATTAGCTAGACTAGAGAAAATTGAACTTAATAAAGAGCAAGAAGAATTAACTTCAACAATAGCAAACTGTGAAGACGTAATTAAGAATGTAGAAAAGCAGAAAGAAATTTACCTTAATAGATTCAATGCTTTTGTTAAAAAATATAAAGATGAACGTAAAACAGAATTAACTCATATTGACATCAAGCCCGAAGAGAAGGAAATCGCAGAAGTAGTTCCTGTTGATGTAGTTGTAGTTACTACAGAATCTGGTCTGATTAAAAAGATCCCTGTAGCTAACTTTAAGACACAGAGAAGAGGCGGAAGGGGTATCAAATCAAATGATGATGTAGTAATGTCTGCCATTAAAACAAATACCGTAGACTATATGATGTTATTCTCAGATAAAGGCAAGATGTATCGAATTGTAGTGGATAACATTCCAGATGGAACATCTGCAACAA